CTGAGCAGCCAAGCCATCGCTACCGCCTCCTGACCCTAAGCCCGACGATCCTGAGTTGCCCGGATGCGTGAGCCGTTCAAGAAATTTCCGACGCCGCCCGCCGACCCTGAAAGAAAACCATAGTCCGACAGACTCCTAGGAGCATGGGTTTGGCGAAATATCCGCTGTCGATCCTGAGCTTCTCGTTCTCTGATCGAACCTCGGAAAGCATCATCTCCGTGGCTTCCAGCCCCCCCAACAGGCGCTCGTAGCGCGCCTTGTCGAAGGGGCTCATGGAAAAAAACTTAGACCCTCCTTCGTGGCGAACTCGGCAAACGCTTCGGCGATGCCGTCGCCGGTGAACCCGTCGTGGTTGAACAGGTCATGCTTGACGATCAGGTGCCCGTGGCTGTCGAGCAGCGGCTTGCCGTCTGGGCCGGCGCGGTAGATCTTGTCGCCCGAGTTGTCCTTGCTCGGCTCGCGCATGGTGGCGAAGAAAATCGGGTAGTCCGTTCGCTTCGGGCACAGCGGGCCCTTGGCCGGATCGTCGTTCCACTTCTGCACGAACAGCACGCTCGTCTTGGTGCCGGTATGGGGCTTGAACACGTTCCCGTGCAGGCCCACCACGGCCAGGATGCGGCCGTGCTCAGCTATGTATTCGCGCAGCGCCTTGTCGCTGGCATTGTTGAAACGCCCCTGCGGCAGCACCACGGCCATGCGGCCGCCGGGCTTCAAGAACTGCAGGTTGCGCTCGATGAACAGGATGTCGCGCCCGACGTTGGATTGGTGCTTGACCTTGACCTTGCGGTAGGTGCCGTCGGCCATCTTGTAGATGACCTCGTGGCTGGCATGTAGCGCTTCCGGGAAGGTGGGCGCCCGACTCGTGGCATCGACGATGTGCTTGTCAGCCGGCTCCACCTTGGTAGCCTTGTCGAAGCTGACCGTGCGGGCCAGGTCGTACTTGGAGAGGATGCGGGTCTCCTTGATGTCGCCCGCGAAGGGTGGGTTGGCCATCAGGATGTCGAACTGAAAGTCGCGGTTCTCGTCCTTGGCCGCACGCAGCTTGCGCAGGCGCTTCCAGCCTTCACCGTACACATCGAGCCAGGTTTCGTCCTTGGTCTTCTCGTCCCAGCGCTCGTAGTCCAGCGTATTCAGGTGCAGCACATTCGTCTGACCGTCGCCGGCGATGAGGTTGAGCGTGCGGCCCACGCGCACGGTCTTCTCGTCAAAGTCGATCGCAAACACCTTGTTGCGCACGTAGTCCTCGCAACGCGCGGGCTTCCTCTCTGTGGTGAAGAGATGGCTCTTGGGCAGGCCTTCGTCGGCCATGATGTGCTGCCAAACATGGAAGATGGCATGCACCGGGAAGCCGCAGCTGCCCGCGGCGGTGTCGACAAGGGTCTCTTGTTCCTGAGGATTCATCATCTTCACGCACAGGTCGATGACGTACCGCGGCGTGAAGTACTGGCCCTTTTCACCCTTGCTGGACTTGTTGATGAGGTACTCGAAAGCGTCATCGACGACTTCGAGGTTGGAGTTGAAGAGCTTGACCTTCTCGAGTGAGGCCACGCACACGGCCAGATGGCTGGGGGTGAGCTCGATGCGGGCACCCTCCGGGAACACGCCTTCCCACTTCTTCTGTGCCTTCTCGAACAGATCCTGGATCTTGGCCTTGAGCTCGGTCTCGGTGTCACCGTAGTTCTTGAACACCAAGTGCCGCTTCGTGTCGCGGCCGCTTTCCAGCTCGTCGTAGAGCTTGGTGAAGATGAGCTTGAACAGTTCCTCGAACACGTCGACGCCGGCGTTGGCGAGGACTTCGTCCTCCATTTCGAGGATCAGATCCTTGAGCGACTTGCGCTCATTGACCAGCTTGTCGTGCTTGATCAGGTCGTCGATGGTCCAGCGCTCGGAGAGGATGTCAGAGAGTTTCTCCAGGCTGCTCGGAATGCGCGGGATGTCCTCGAAGTAGTTCGGGTCCTTGCGGTGGTAGTAAGAGATCTGTTGACCGTTGGTCCACACGCCCATTGGGGCGCCGGTGGCGTTGCAGTAGCTCTTGAGCTGCTCCTTGCCGTCCTTGAGCTTGGGCTTCTTCAGTTCGACCAGGATGTAGGGCGTGGTGGTCTTGTCCTTGTCGAAGATGCAGATGTCGGCGCGCTTCTTCTCGCGGCCGAAGGTGACTTCGTACTCCAGTGTCATGCGGCTGACGGGGTAGCCTAGGTCGAAGTGCAGCACCCTTAAATAGAGCTGCCGCACGGCCTCTTCTGGTGTCAATTTGATAGGCTTGCCACGAACCAGGCAGGTGACATAGGGAGCCGAGGCCTTGCCCGATTCCTTGATGGAGATGCCAGATTCGAGTGCCGCGATGTGTTCGGGCTTGAACTGATCGAGCCGGTAGGCGCTGTCTTTCAGCAGGTCCGCGAGGACTGTGGTCATTCCTTATTTAGCCTGTTTGGTCGTTTCGGACTCGCGCGGCCCAGATTGGGATTCGCGTTGTTGTAGGGTCACTCTCATTCATTCAGTGTGCGTGGACAGTTCCGTGGCACCCATCCAGTAACAGAGTAAGGGCGCCGGAACACGCATGATCTGGGTGGGTTTATCGCCGCTTTGCGGCAAGCCGGTCATCACCCCGAAGTCGTCCAGCGATTTGGTGACCACATAGCCCCGTGAGATGCGCTTCTGCTCACACAACTCGATCAACCCCTTGAGCTCACGAACGCCGGTGTGCTGGGCCCGGTACTTGACTTCAAACGGGATGATTTCGCCGCTGACTTCCGCCACCAGATCGACCTCCCGGTCCTTTTTTCCACGCCAATAGGTGAAGCGTACATTCTGTGCATAGTAGCGGGCGAACAAATGCTTAAAAACCGCTGTTTCCGTGGCCACGCCCAGTGCAGCGGCGTCCTCAAGAATAGCCTTACCCTTGAGCATCACCGCCGGAGCGATGGCGGCATCGGCCAGGTAAATCTTGAACCGCGCCCGCAAGACATCCTTGCCGTAGCCGAACGGCGGCAGGCGGTAGATTAGATGGGTGGCTTCCAATAGTTCGATGAAGTTCTGCGCCGTGGGGCGCTTGACCTCAAGGTTGGCACACAAGTCCACCATGTCCAGCAAGCCGCCGTCGTGCATACACAAGTAGAGGAAGGTGTGCTCCAGGTCCAGCACCCGCCGCACGCCGAACAGCGCGGTCATGTCCCGCTTGAGCACCTTGTCGATGATGTCTTCCCGCAAGAGGCGCTGGGCCTGGGTGATGCTGTCGACCTGGGCGGTCTGCGGAAAGCCGCCCCGGACGAGGTACTCGTGGAAATGGCCGACATAGGGGCTGGCCGCGTCCGTGGTGCGGTAGAAGTCGGCCTGCGGCCAATCGAACAGGTCGCGCAACGAGCGGAGCTTGGGCAGCGGGGGAAGCGCGAGGTTCTTGATCTGGAGGTATTCGTAGAATGACAGCGTGGTCAGGCGGATGGTGTGCCAGCGGCCCACGCCGGATTCCTGCCCCGATTCCACCAAAGGCATGGCCGATCCGGTGAAGGCGATGCGCCGCTCCTTCCGGAAATCCACCTGATGCTTGACCCAAATCCCCCAGTCCCGGATGAACTGCGCTTCGTCGAGGAACAGGTATTCCAAGCCCTCTACCCTCGGCTCGCGCTCGCGCCATGCGTCCAACACCGCGTCGATGCCCGCGAGTTTCAGGATCGGGTGGTCGAACGTCGCGTAGAGGATGTTGGCTGGCGGAATGCCGGCGCGAAGCAGCGCGTCTACCTCTTGCAGTACGAGCGTCGTCTTGCCGATTTGGCGCGCACCGGAGAGCAGGACCGCACGCGGTGCCGGCGGGGCGGTCATCCATGTGTGCAGTTCTTGGAATGCGGCCCGCCGCCATTTCGGTAGATCAGCGATGGGCTCGTCCCGCCACCAGGGGTTGAATTGGGACAGGACGGCAAGGAGTTCTTCTTTGGATACCCTCATGATGTGAATTCTAACTGAGGGCGATCAACAAACAAAATACACTTTAACAAATATCTATGAGTTGCGATTTCTGAGGCCGCGAGAGGCTTAAAGCGGCGCGAAGTCGTTGGCCGCAAGCCGATGGGCATTGGTCTGTTCAAGGTTCTGCTTTCAGCACCTCGCCCGCCAACCGGGCCGCCCGCCGCTTGGCGAGCGAGAACAACCAACCCACGGTCTGCCACCCGATGCCGCCGGCCATGCCGGCGCCGAACATCACCAGGTAGGCTTCCATCGCGAAGTGCAGCGCCAGGAGTCCGATCAGCACCCCGCAGAACCCCGAGACCATGGCCGCAGATTCCGGACAGGAGTGCGCTAACCCACTGGCACAATGGTCTGTGACAAGATTAAAGGTTTTCGTCGGAGCTTCTCGACCATTTCCGACTAAGTTACTCTAAGTATTCCTCCCGATAGACGTCATCACGCAATGGGTGTAGAAACTGCTCCCATTGAAAAGCCAAACCTGCGGTAACGCAGGGACGGAAAGCTACGGGTCCTGTGGGGGACCAGGAAAGCCGAGTTGCCTGGGTCGACCATTGTTTTGGTCGTTGTAGGGGACTCGGCTTTTTTGTTGCCATCAAAAAGAACTACAGAGACAACAAAAAGGCGGAAGAATTATTATGAAATTAACACTACTAAGCGGCTTTTCTGCACTGTTTTTCGGGCTCTCAACATCAGTATGGGGCGCAGCCTGTGTGGCCCCGCCTGATGGCTTGGTGGGTTGGTGGCCTGGAGAGGGCAATGCGACTGATATCGTCGGCACCAATAACGGAATATTGCAAGGAGGAGCGAAATTCGCTGCCGGAAAGGTTGGTCAGGCGTTCAGTTTGGATGGAGTAAATGATTTAGTCTTGGTAGCAGATGCACCCAGCTTAAATCCAACCAAGGTAACGCTTGATGCCTGGGTTTATATAAAGGGGATTACGTATACAGGGGATGGCATGGGAATTATCAGCAAGAATGCAGGAGGCGATGGAAATCAGTATGTTATTCAAGCTTCGCACAATTTTGACCAAAGGTTCGATGCTTGGGTTCAGGTGCCAACAGGGTTCCAGCGTTTGTTCGGAGAAACGAGATTTGAATACAACAAATGGTATCACGTAGCGGAAACTTACGATGGGCTAACATTACGAATTTACATTAATGGCGAATTGGATGGGTCAATGGTGGTGAGCGGAGAAATCGTTCGCACAACACAGCCCGTTAGAATCGGTAAGGCATACGCCGATGGAAATTACTTCAATGGCCTCATTGATGAACCCGAGATTTACAATCGCGCGCTTTCTGCTGACGAGATTAAGGCAATTTACAATGCGGGCAGCGCTGGCAAGTGCAAAGGTCCTTCTTTTTCCACCTTCACCCCCCGTGCCGAGTTTACCCTCGGCCCGAAAACGAATGACGACTCTTACTGGGTACGGGGTTGGCTGAAGCTCGCTGACACCAGCAATGGTATCGATCCGCTGGCAGAAGCGGTCACCATTAAAGTTGGCCCTTTCTCGCACACACTGCCTGCCGGATCCTTTTCCCGGGAAGTCGACTCCTATGTGTTCAAGGGCTCCGTCGGTTCCTCAGTGCTTGACGTACGGATTACCGGCTCGTCTACCCCCGGCGGCTATTCCTTCAGGTCGTGCTTGAAGAAAGCCGACCTCGAAGCGACCACTCTGAAACCAGACGTGCAGTTGACCATCGGCGATGACCAAGGCCAGGCAACGCTCGATGTCGGTTATGCCAAGTTCGGCAAGGGTAAGGACGGGCAGAAATGGGTGTTCCCGCCAGCGAAGTGAGTGCCAGCGGGATACAAAGGTTTTTTACCGCCGAAAGCCGATCTGCCAAGTGTGACTGCGTAACCGTCGCGTGGGGAGTTCGGCCTCTTATTGACATCTAGAAGGGCCAGAGAAGGCGCTTGCACACAGGGGAGATTCGTCATGAAAAAATACATGCTTAGAGTCGGACTTGTTGCCACGTTAGGGGTAGTCGGCTTGTATTCTGATGCAACACTCGCACTTGAAGGAAGCTGGGAAACCGGGGTGCCGATGCACTATCCACGTCGGGCTTTCGGCGCTGCAACCGTAGAGGGGAAAATCTATGTTATAGGTGGCGCAGGCTACTCATGGGAGGGATTAATCCCTGACATTGAAGTCTACGACCCGTCCGCCGAGACCTGGACGGTCAGGGGACCGATGTTGACCCCGCGTTTCAACATCGCGGTAACAACGCTCGGCGGCAGAATCTATGCGGCTGGTTGTTATCCCATGGAGTACTGTGGTCAGGTATTTGAGGAATATCAACCCACAACAGACACTTGGCGCTCGCTTGCGCCGCTACCCATGGAACTGTGTTGTGCCGCATCGGTAGCGCTAAATGGAAAAGTTTACATAATCGGCGGAGGACATCGGTTGCGGCAGTTCTCGACACTGTTCGAGTATGATCCGACCACGGATCGCTGGCGGCGACTTGCATCGATGAATGTAGAAAGACAAGGTCCTTCTGCAGCCGTTATGGGGGGGAAAATATACGCCCTTGGAGGCGTCAATAACCGGGGGGTCGAATCCTCAGTCGAGGAGTATGACCCCGTCAGGGATGTGTGGCGAACGGTTTCGCCGATGTCCCAGCCAAGAGCAGATTTAGCAGCTGCAGAGATCGGAGGGAAGATCTACGCAATCGGTGGTTTCCAAGCCCCGGATAACAAACTTGAGGATGCCATCAATAGTGTTGAGGAGTATGACGCGGCCAGCGATACTTGGCGCGTTGTGCCGCAGATGCCAACCGCGCGTGGAATGCTGGCAGCTACGATCTTGCAAGACCAGATCTTTGCGATCGGCGGAACGAACGCTGAAGCGCCCGGGAGTCTTCCTGTCGTTGAAATATTTGATCCGACACAGCATCCAGCGTTTTCCTCCTTCACCCCCCGCGCCGAGTTTACCCTCGGCCCGAAGGCGAACGATGACTCCTACTGGGTCCGCGGCTGGCTTAAGCTCGGTGACGCCAGTAACGGCATCAATCCGCTAACCGAGAGCGTCACGATCAAGGTAGGTCCATTCTCCCACACGCTGCCCGCGGGCTCGTTCGTACAGGATGGATCGGCGTATTCCTTCAAGGGACCTGTGGGGCCGTCGACGCTCGACGTAAGGATCACGCCCTCGTCGACGCCGGGAGGCTACTCGTTCAAATCCTGCCTGAAGAACGGCAGCCTCGGGGCAACGACGATGGAGCCGCAGGTCCAACTCACGATTGGTGATGACCAGGGTCAAGCCGCTCTCGATGTTGGTTATGCCAAGTTCGGCAAAGGCAGTAGCGGCAAGAACTGGGTGTTGCCGACGGCAGAATGATCTGCGCGAAGACCGGGGGGCGGCCTAATACCTTTCCCCGGTCATTCGATGTCGACTGTTCTGGCAACAGTTCACCTGCGGCCGGCGCAGTCGTCCTTCACAGTCTCAGGATTGCTCAGTATCCAACACCTCCCCCACCGCCCGCGCGGCCCGCCGCTTCGCGAGCGAGAACAGTCAGCTGACCGTCTGCCTGCCGATGCCGCCGGCCATCCCGGCGCCGAACATCACCAGGTAGGCTTCCATGGCGAAGTGTCAAGACATCAAACCTCAATTAACGGAGTGTACGGTGCGGTGCGGTGCGCCTCTCCAATTACCAGTCATCTCCCTGCTTAGGCGCTTCATCTAAATTTTCCCAAACTGCATCATCTGGGCCGCCAAGATAATCTGCCCAGTACCCTGGACCAAGATCATCGAACATCTCGCCCCAATCTAAGCGCGCTTCGCCTGCCTGGCGATCATATTCACACCATTCCTTCTCGTCACAAGAATCGATCTCTTCCGTTGAAAAACCAAGTGCCTGCGTGTCTCGCTCTACTCGATCGTAAAGGCGGTCAGAGATATAGCGATTTGCATCTCCTAAACCAGATGTAATTATATCAGCTACTTCACTTGATTGTTCTCTTGCGCGTTCGATGCGGCGTACAAGTTGTTCGTTAAGAGGTAGAAGTTCTGAAATTAGCGAATTAATCAGCGCGAAGTCGCAATCTCTGCGCTGGGCGATCGCATAAATCTTTTGTCGATCACGATATTCAGTCTGAAAGTCACCCGCGATGAAGAGCGCAGATGCCAACACGTCTCCCCTAAGCGCAGCTTTTGTGAGGTACTCTGGATTTCTTCTGGCTCCCCAACAGAAGTCATTTAAAACAAGTGCTAAATGATCCGTCCGCCCAGGCAGACTCTTGGAGCTCGGCAGTGCAGCTTTTTCCAAAAACGTGACGATACACTTTTTATCAATACAGAATAATCTGCCTGAAAAAAGTTCTCTTATAGCTTCCTCTGTCCGCTTTCTGATATGAAGGTTTATGCGATCCCGGACAGCAGAAACAGCGAAAGCCTTTGACATGCAATCGGCGCTTAGCGAGAGAATCTCATAGTACTTATCGACAAGACCAAAGAAGCGATAGAAAGCTATCTGAAACGTGGCGCAAGCTTTTTCAACGATAACGTCTTTGGCGATATGAAACAGTTGCTCGCCAAACAGGTCACATCTTGGAATTGCCTTTTCTAAAGATTTTGTAATCGCCTCATTTTCATAATTAAGACTCCCGAGATATTTTATTATGTCCTCTTTAATGTAGGCATGTTCATTATCATCCTCTTCAGTATCTAGATCATACTCGCCCCTGTAGTAACCCTCCAAGAAGGTCGCGTTACCCAAAGCTTCTTCGTTGCGCCTGTCTATAGGATAGAAACCCAATTTTTTCAGGCGCGTCTCGATCGCTGAGAACTTTCTGTGAGTACAATAAGATAAATAATCAATCGGAAACCCAGAAAGATATGCGATAACCAAGAAACCATCTTCGGTAGCGCTGTATTTCACTCCGTTTCGGCCACTAAAGAACAGGGAGCGGCACCCAGAAAAATTGACACAAAATCCGGTCCGTGTCTTCTTCAGGGAAACTTCCGTACCTCCGTTTTTCACAAGCGCCTTGGCGGTCAGGCGAGCGTCGTCGTATTCATGGAAATAATAGGCATATCGCATTTGAACCGTCTCAACTAGAAAAATACCTACTCCCTCTTCAGCACCCAGTCCAAGATAGGAAGGCGACGAATGGAATCAAACGGAGCGGAAAGCTATGCTCCTGGCGACGAATCGGCCCACCAAAATGCTGTTTGCTACCATCATTGGCATAACGCTCGAATTCTAGCTGAAGGGAAAGGACTTCAGGACGGTCCCTCCAAAACCTCCCCCGCCAACCGCGCCGCCCGCCGCTTCGCGAGCGAGAACAACCATCCGACCGTCTGCCACCCGATGCCGCCGGCCATGCCGGCGCCGAACATCACCAGGTACGCTTCCATGGCGAAGTGCAGTGCCAGGAGCCCGATCAGCACGCCGCAGAAGCCGGACACCATGGCCGAGACCCACAGTTCGAAGAAATGGAACTGCCGCTTCTCCTGCAGCACCTCGTTGAGGTAACGGGCCACGCCGCCCCAGAGGCCGAACAGCAGCGCCAGGATCAGGGAGAAATAGTCGACGGAACCTTGCGGTGTGGTGTTGGGATCGTGCATGGCGGTGCTCCGGAGAAAGAAAAACCCGCTCGCGGCGGGTTCGGGGTTGAAGGACTTTGCGGGACATCAGATCTCGATCAGCACCACCGGCAGTCTCGGGGCCACGGACTCGACGACGCCGTCGCGCACGAACACGGCCTGACCGAGCTCGGCAGTGCCGCGGGCGTTGAGCTGACCACCGCCGGGTAATGCGACCGTGACGGCTCCCGCTTCCACCGCGACAACCGTCCCCGCCTGCGATGGCGCCTCGGGCAGCAACGCCCGGAACTGTTGATAGAGGTTAGCCATGGGTCTCGACTCCCAGCGTCTGCCATACCTCCGGTAGCGCCGCCTGGACCGTGGTCGAACGGACCAAACCCAGCCGGGTGGCACTGCCATCCCGATACGCCACGAACGCGCCGGGTTCAACGATGCCGGTCTCGGTCAGCACTGGGAGCCGCAGCGTCACTTCGATCTGCCGCCCGGTATCGGCGAGAATGGCGAGGCCTCGTTGCCGCGCGGCGGCCGCCTCGGTGACCAGCGGATCGACCACCATCGGCGCCAGCACCTCGCCGGCCGTCCCCGCACGGGTCACCTGCCCGAGCACGCCGACGGACTGCCCCGACACGAACACCCGGTTGTAGGCCGGCTTCTCCTCCCAGCGCAGCGACTCGCGGACGACAACGTCGGTCGGCAGCACGATATCCGGCGTCACTGCATCCCACTCCCACGGCGCGAACGGATAGCGATGCCGGATGCCGAGGCTCCGTTCGGACCGATGCGGCTGCACATAGCCACCGGCGGCTTCGGCAATCGCCCGCAGCGCTTCCATGCGCGTGCCCTGATGGCTGAACACCCCGGCCGGCACCAACCAGTCGGTCAGGCCGAACTCGATCGACCAGCCCAACGGAATACCGGTGGCGGTGCCGTCATGCGTCAGCACATCGTCCAGCAGTTGCCGCGCCGTGCGTTCCTGCGAATTGGTGAACGTCATCACCGGCGCATAGGGCGCCGCCAGAACGGCATTGCGCCCGCGGCCCGTCACGCGGATGCTGGCCTCACCGAACGACCGCTCCCGACTGAGCGATTCCGCGAGCACCCGGAACTCCGTTCCGTCGATCTCGGCCAGCAGTTCCACCGGACCGGAAGCATTGGGCTCGACCAGCGACAACGCCGTCGCCGGCAACAGCGCTTCGAACCCCCAGGTCCAGGAACCGGCCTCGAGCGATAACGCCAGGCTGAACGGGGGCACTTCCGCCCCGTCCGGCAGCCGGTGCAAGGTCACATCATGCAGCACGCAGTACACCCTCCGGATAGGCACGACGCGTGGGCCATCAGAAACACCACCGCGCTCGCAAATGAACAGCAGGTCGCCGTGCGACGTCGCGAGTAGACTGAACCGCAGCAGCGTTGAGGGCCGGTAGCAGGGCTCCGGTTCGGGCGGAATGACCGGCCCGAGCGCGGACCGGCCGGGCGGCGGCACCATGGCGTTCTGGTAGACCACGACCCAGCCTCGGGTCAGGCATACGCCGGTGCGGATGTGTTCGAAGAACTGAACGCCTGGCTGGCGCAGCGCCTCCGCGTAACGTGCAGCGGCTTCCCGCCGCCGATCGCGGAGTCCGTCCTGGTGCGGGAGATTCTGGCGTTGTCCTGCTCGACGTTCGGCATTGTCGAAGGCAAACACAGCACCGCTACGCTGCCGCAGGGCATCGCCGTAACGCTGTTCCCGAGGTCCCGTAGCCAACCGAAATGCCGACTCAAAGCCACTGCTCACGGCACGGCGTGATCGCACCAACCGGCCCGGCAAGTGTTCCTCAATGCCCCCCGGGCACCGTGTACCGATCTGCCAGGACGCCGGAATTGCTGAGCGATCATGGGCCGTCGCTTCGCGCCGATCGACGACGCCCAGGGCATGCTCCGCGCCCTGGTGCCAGACACCCTCCGCTCGGCCCACCGTTGGCCGCGAGGCGCGCGAGTCGTAGCGCCCCTCGGCTCCCATGCTGAACGCCGGCAGCGCGATGACCAGGGCGCACTTCGCATCCGGAATGGCCCGAGCCGCAAACACCAGTCCGGGCAGTGCGACCACCAGCGTGGCGTCGAGCGGGATGACTTCCCCGCCCTGGTCGCTGCCGAATACCAGATCGGTGACGCCCGGCGCCTCGGCGAAGCGCAGATCCACCACAGTCCCTTCGGCTGCGCTCAGGGCAGGCATACTCAGGCCTCAAGCAATGACGCCGGACACGATCCGGGTGAACCCTCCCGCATACAGCGTGGTCGATGGCAGGCGCAACTCACCGGTGCCGTTGAGACCCGACACATCGCAGTCCCAGGCGACCAAGCCATCGCCATTGACGATGCGCGCCCAGGTGGCCTGACCAGTGCCCGTGATCATCACTTCCGCAGTCGGCGTCAGCGTCAAGACTCCCTCGGCAACAGCTCCTACCGGGTCCGCCAGGAGGATCGCCACCAGTAACTCCCCCACGGGCGCCGCTCCGAACACTGGCCGCACCCCGTCGTAGACTTCCGCGCGCGCACCGTCCGTCCCCAACGCCAGGAACGCCATGACGCCCTGCAGCCGGTGCTCGTTCAGCGCCGTCGAGATCGCGATCACTGCATTGGCTCCGCGGTCAGGTTGTCGGCGATCACCGCGCGGTAGTTGTGGCGATGGTCATAGGCGATGACCAGATAGCGGATATCGGGATTCAGATGCTCGAACGTGTACGCTCCGGTCACCGCATCGCTCCAGGTCTCACGCACCACCACGTTTGCCCGCTCATCGAACAGCAGCACCCGGCGCGACACCGGCACATCGACCGGGATGTTCTTCTCTTTCACGGTCCCGGCGATCCGATAGGCCCCGGCGTAATAGTGATTCCGCAGGATGGCCTGTTGCCCGAGTCCGCGATGCAGAAACCGCAATGCTGCAGCATGCTCCGGCACCAGGATGCGGTGCATCCGCTGCGGCGTGAAGCCATGGGCGCCCACCGGCGGCGCTTCCGGCAGGCTGGTCGGTGTTCCCCCCGCCGCACGGTGCAGCCGCAACGTCGTGGCGTAGCCGAACACCGCCGGTTGGAACGTCGTGAACCAACGCTTCCAGTCGGCCCACACCACAACCCCGTCGACCGCCAGTTGCTGGCGCCACAGTCCGTTGGCGCTGCGCCGCACCTCCAGCCGCAGCGTGCGCCGGCCGCCGACGATCGCCCAAGCCGCGTAGCCGCTGGTCACTGACTCCGTCTCGGCGCCGCCCGAACTCCAGCGCGAGTGGGTCCAATAGCCGTCCAGCACGCACAGCCGGTGCCCCTCGTAGGTGCCGACGCCATCCCACAGCCAGAACCCGAAGTGCGGATTCCCCGTCGCCGCGAGGATCTCGACATCGAGTTCACACCAGAAGTCACTGGCTTGGGGTGCGAGGGTCAGCTTCCAGAACGACTGGGCCGCCGGAAACACCAGATCGACGGACTGGGCCGTCGAGTTCCAGGTGGCCGTGATCCCGCCCCCACCGCCATTGGCGCCGAACCCGGGCGGGATGCCCGTGGCAAAGGTCTCGTCAAACGGATAGGCCATGGCTCAAGGCCGCCAGGGGCCGGTGAGGTCGTAGGCGAAGCCGCAGGTATTGGCCTCGCCCGAGTACGAGCTCAGCGTGACGATCAGGAACTTCCGGCCGGGGTAGCCGAGGACGTTGTCGATCACCGACAGATGCGCATAGGGCTGATTCTGGTGGATCCAGAACTGGCCCGGTAACACACCCCGGAGATGCCCGCCGTTCGTCTCGCGCAGATAGATCGGATGCAGGATCAGGCTGTAGTCCGGGCCGTTCGGAAACGGGATGTTCGCCGAGCGTCCGGAGATGTTCTGGTTGTTGCCGTCGTTCAGCGACAGCATGCCGAGCCGGCAGTGATCGCCGAGTTGCGTGTGATTGCGGATGCAGATCTTGCCGGTGGTCTCGTTGGCTTGAGCGGAAAACGCATCCTGGTAGGGATAACTGCCACCGCCGTAGCTGACCTGTTGATAGCGTTCCGAGGCGATCAGATAGGACGCGTAGTTGTCGCCCGCCTTGTAGCTGTCGAAGTCGGTGAACGCATGCAACACCCGCCAGTCACCGCCGTAGCCCGAGGCATTTGCCAGGAAAAAGCCGCGGTCATCGCCGATGAGCACCCAACTCCGTGACCAGTTGCCGTTGTCGCCGCTGTTTTCCGGGTAGCTGATCCGGGCGTAGTACCACTTGAACCAGCCGGCGACCATCGTGGTGCCGCTGCCGCTCGGGATCTCGTTCTTGTTCGGCGCAGCCGGATCATACGGGGCGCGACCACCGACAAAGGTGTCGATGTCACTCATGCCTTCCGCAATCGTCACGCGCGCGAACTTGGCCCAGCTTGTGGTGTAACCGGTCGGCAGACTGTCGTCGACCCGGAGAAAGTGCCGGTTCGACAGCGGATTCGGGCTGCGGTAGACGCGCTTGTTGGTACCAGTGAAGACGATGTCGAACCCGAGCGGGGCAACTTTCACGGTGATGGTGCCGCTGGTGGTGGCGGGCGAGACGGGCTCCCCGCTGACCGTAAAGCTCATGGTATTGGAGGTCACCGCCGTCACCGTGAACTCGCCGTTGTATTCCGGCTGCGTGCAGCCGGCGACCAAGATCACCTGGTCGACCATGAAGCCATGACCGGAGGTCAGCGTCGCGGTGGCGGTGTTGCCCTCGCGCGTGATACTCGTGACAGTCTGCAGGTTGAAGCCGTTGACCAGGCAGGCATCCAGCAAGGCCGTCATGCTGCCCCAGGTGTTGGTCAGCACCGGGGCCCCGGTCATCCCTTGGTGGAACCATTTCACTTTGTTGCTCATGGCCGATCGACATCTCCGCGAATCAAAAGCGTGAACGAGTCTTCCACCACCGTCTCCGCCCCCTGCTGGATGGTCCGCACCACCCAGATCGGAAACAACGCGCCGACGGTGTTGAAGCGCAGCACATTCCCCGCCGCCCAACCGGCACCCCAGCCCAAGGCGGGCAGCGTGAAGTACGGTTTGCCGGTCGCGGGATTGAGAGGCGCGGTGTCGGTGCCGGTCGAACCGACAGCGATGACGCCGACGTGTTCGCCGATGACATTGAAGGCGGTGGTGTTGGTGAATTGGATCGCCCAGCGCTCGGTGATCGCGCCGGCATTGGTGACGATGATCGGCGCCAGCACATCGTTGTAGGTGGCCGTGGCGGCACTACCGACCGGCGCATCGGTGAACGTGCCGTTCCAGGTGGCTTGGTCGAAAAGCGTCGAGACGTAGGCGCGGAGATCCCCGGCGACCAGGGCCGACGAGACGAACGAGCCGACCGGATAGGCATGGGTCAGCGCCCGCGTGAACGTCAGTCGCCCGGAGATCTGCACGTCCGACAGCTGAGCCATGTCCTCGATGCGGTGTTCCAGCGTGACCGGCTGGGCGTAGCCGCTGACATTCACGAACGTGACGGTGCCCGCTTCCAGGTCGACGGTGTAGCCGCTGGCGATGACTTTCGCATCGGCGCCGATGATTCGCACCCGCGACAGCCGCACCCGGTCGCAGTTGAGCGTCTGACCGTTCGAGACGGTCAACGGTCCGATCGTCCCGGCGTGGCCGACCACCGCGAAGTCACCGGGCCGGAAGATCGGCACCCGGCCATCCTGCGGCAAGCGCACCGGATCGAGGCCAATCAGATCGGCGTCGAGCGGCAGATACGAATACGCCACGGCGTTGTAGCGCAGCGTGTCGGCGAACACGTGGACCGGGCGGAAGATGCGGCCGTCGATCACGGCATCCGGGTCGTACCAGCTCTCGCCTTCGTTCCCGGCCGCGGTGAGCCACCGGCCAAAGCGCACGCGTACGACGCCGGTGGCGTAGTCAATCGTGCCGGTGACGTCGGTCCCGGCGAGCACACCACCCGTATCGGCCGAGACGTTGATGGCACCGCCGGTTAGGCGCGTTGCCAGCAGTTGCAGGCTGCCGGGTCGCACCGGCGCCGCCGGCACCCGGAACGTCACCTCGTCGACCGGATTGCCGTCGAGGCTCGTGAGCAAGGCCTGCAGGCTGACTGTACTGCCGGCCTGTGGCACCCAGCCCGAGAGGGTGGCCACACCGGTCGAGTAGTTGATCGCCCCGGCCAGGGTCGCGGCGCCAGTGACCGGGTTGAGGTCGTAGTACAGACTACCGAGCCGGTCGAAGTAGCGCTTGCCGCCCAGCGTGAAGTTCACACTGCCCGGCACGATCGGCTCGGCGAAGCCCGGCGTCAGATCGAGTTGCAGATTGCCGGCGGTGACCGTCTCGGTTGCAGCGTTCGAAGTGCCCTCGCTGCGATAACGCACTGTTACCAGCGCTGTATCATCCAGCGGCAGCGAGGCACCGGCATCGACATACTGCCAATGCGAGAAGACGTTGCGGTAGACCGGCTCCGGACCATTCTCGCCTTCGGTCTGCCCGATCTGGGTCACGTCGTAGCGCGCGACCGGCACTTGCACGATCGTATCCGGCCACAGCCGGATAACACCGGTCGCGTAATTGACCGAACCGAACGAGACGCCGGCGGCGTCCTTCAAGACCCCGCCGCCGTCATCCCGCACGGCCTTGTTCGGATCCACGGGGTGGATCAGTTGCAGCTCAGCCGGCGTGGTGGATTCGTACTCGGCCAGGTCGAGCAGCAGATTCCACTCGACCTCGACACTCCCCGGCACCAGGTCCTCCGCATCGAGTTGCAGCGTCACCACCCCTTCCCCGTCGCGCAGCGGCGCGTGGAACGGTTCCTCGACCGGTGGGCCGAAGGTGTAGCTGACGCCGTAGGTCTGATCCCCAGCCGGTAGCGCGGTGGGCACCAGCACCAACAGGCCGGTGTGGTAATTGATGAGACCGGTGGCCTGGCCGCTGATCACCCCCTGGCCGTTGTCCGTGGCCGTCCGTGCGGCACCATCGTTCCAGTTGATCGTCACCGATCCCGGCGTGACGCCGGTGTTGGCCAACTGCATCGCCACCGCGGGCGGCATCACTGCCGTGCCAGCGCGGTTGAACGTGTTGGCCTGGCTGCCCCAGGCGTAGACGATCTCGCTGCCGACATCCGGCAACGCGCCCAGGGTCACGGCCACGGTGCCGGTGATGAAACTGACCGTACCCGCACCGAACTCCGGGCGGCTGCCTTTCAACGCCCCGGCGCCGTTATCCCGGAGGTCGTACCACTGCCCTTGCGCGCGGTAGCTGACCTGCACCGTGCCCGGCGCCGGCGTGGGCAGAATCGTCAGGACGTAGTTGTAGGCGCGGTTCTCGAGCTTGACCCGGATGCCAGCGGTATCGGCCACGCGGAGCGGTGCCGCCGCGGGCCGGAAGCTGATCGTCTTGCTGCCGGCATAGGTGGGTGCGCTGGTGGCCAGGGTCACCTCGCCGCGGGCGTAGTTCACCGTACCGACGACGGCGGCCCCATCGAGCAGATCGCCGCCCTGATCGATAAGGGTGGTGCCGCTGACCGTGATCGCGAGCGAGCCCGGCAGGAGCGCATTGCCGACGAACAGCACCGTGGCCGGATTGAACGTCGTTGAGGTGCTGTACGAGACCGTGTTCGTACCCGCCGCGATCAGCGTCTGCGCCGTGCCGCCGGCAGTGAGGTCGACCAGCGGCGTCTCGGTCTGCGCCGAGGGCACCAGCGCACTGAACACACTGGCGACGTCGACGGCGATGTCACCCAAGTTTGCGGGCGTCGTGGTCTTGGCCACGCCGGAGTAGCGCGCGGCATCGGTCACCACCGTGTCGCGCAGCTGGGTCTTGCCGGTCTCGGCCGCGAATAACCGGCTGGGTGGTGAGCCGGGGAAGTCGTAGCGCAGCGCATCGGACAGCTCGCAGGTCACCACTGCGGCGGTGTAGTCGATGACGCCGGTGCCGACCAGTGCGCTGAATGTCCGCACCGCCGAAGTGACGCGGGTCACCCGGACATACTGATCCTGCTCGTTGGCGAGTCCGGCGTTGGCCACCAGGTACAGCGTCTTGCCGATGGCCGGCAGTTCTGCGCCCTCGCGCTGGAACAGCTGCAGCGAGCGCTGGCCGGCGATATGGTTCTCCAGCAGATAGCCGTCCCACAACGAGCCGCGGTGCAGGTAGGCCTCGATGCGGTCGCGCGCCTCGGTCCTGCGATCGAACACTGCGTCGGTGGAGAAGATCGTGATGGCCACCCGCGGATCGCTCGGGGGCTCCGCGACGATGACGTTGGCGCCGAGGTAGGTGTCGGTGGTGTCGGTCTGGATGCTGGCGAACACCTTGCGCAGGTTCACTCGCCCCCCGGCGCGATCCAGTTCCGAGATGTCCTCGAACAGCGCGTTACTCGCGCCGTCTTCGATCACCACCGAGGTGGGCGCACCACCGCCCTCGTCAACATCGGACAGCACTTGCGAGGCGACGAGCTTCACGTCGCCGGTCAGGATCGCCATAACGAATCCGGGATCAGATCAGAGGGTCAGGAACCGCAGCGTGATGCGGTAGAAATCGGCATTGGACCGACTCGGGAAACCCAGGACGGGCTCGGCCTCGATGACCGTGTCGGTGTGGCGAAAGGCGACCGTGAATATCCGGTCATCAACAAACGTCAATTGGAAGCGGCCCGCTGTTTCGCCCAAGGGCACCGCGGCCCAGTCGTACAGCGTGTCCACCACGCTGCGCGTGACCCACGCCATGTCGTAGGGTCCCACCAAGGTGATCGGGCGTCCGGCCTGCCGCACTGCCGATTGCACCAGCAGTGCGCCGGTAAGCAGATACGAGACGGAAGCCACGACCGGCGTCCAGGCGTGTTCGTCCGCCCACAACAGATCATCCGGCAGGCTCAAGGCACTGCCGGTGGCGAGGTTCGTCAGCAGCATCGGGTCAGGTCGCCCGGGCTTGGGCGGCTTTCAGCAGGTCAAGCAGACGGGCTTCGGCGCGGGCGTCGACGGTGGCGGTCACCGTGCTGTTACCGGACGCGAGTTCGACGCGGATCGTCCGGGCCGGCGTGGCAGCCGGGAGATCGCTGAGTGCGGATCGCGACACCGTGGCACTCGGGGTGGGTTGCACCCAACCGCCGTCGGCGAAGCCTTGCACGTTCGTCGCCAAAGCGCGGGCGGGAACCGAGAGAGAGTTCAGCGCCTCGAGGAAGCCGACCCCGAGGCGGCTCACCGCCGACTTGTTGACGACGAACTCGCCCGGCGTCAGCAAGGCCGGCACGGTATCGGAACGGGCGATGCCGCCGCGGGCATAGAACTCGGCCTGGTGTTCGTCGAGATAGTCAATCACTCCGCGTTCGAGATCGTCGCCCCAGCTCAAAGCCGAGCGCATCGCGGCCCGCCAGGTCTCCTTGATGCGTTCCAGCGTCTCCTGCTCGTAGGAGGTTAACTGCGGGCGGTCTATGAATGTGGCGATGGCATCCCGATCGTGCTGCGCCTGGCGGTTATAGTTGGCCAGCGTGTCGGTGCGGAAGTTGAGGCCCGCCGAAGGTCCATAGGCCCACTGGAACCGCCCGGTGAAGCCCTCGATGCCCTTCAGCCCGAGTTCGATCATCTGCAACGCTTCGGCCGCCTCGCGGTTCTGTTTCGGCAGGGATGGACGTGTGGGCGCGTTAATGTCCGTGGGCGACTTCGCTTTGACCTTACCGCCAGCGGCGAACCGCGCGACACCATTCGCCAGGCGTGCAAGGGTTCCGCTGCCATACCGCTGGACGGCCGCTTGGCGCAACACGAAGGCTCCGGCATCGAGCGCCCTCGGGACTGTGTCCTGGTTGCCGTAACCCGGTACGGTGCCACCGCGCATCCTGGGGAAGCTGGGGGCCACGGCCCCGCCCCGGGCGAAGTGACGCACACCCGCTCCCACCAAGCCCCCAGCGGCATTGGCCTCGACGCGCCGGACGTAAATGGTATGCGTGCTCGAGGTATTCGCCCCGTTCAGGCTCTGGATCTCGGCGCGGGCGGCCGCCACGTTGGTCGTTACCAGATGACGCGACTCGGTCTCGAGTTGGCTCAGCGCCTGGATCTGTCGTGCAATGTTGTTGATCGCTGTCTCGGCCTTGGCGGTGACCACGCTCAGCTCGAACTCGGCATGTTCCTCGGCGTAGGCCTTGAGCCGCGTCAGCGCCGCCTGGGCCTGGGAGACATCGGCATCCACCGGCAGCGTCTCCCCGGCCTTGAGGCGTGCGGCGTAGTCCTGCAACTGGCGCTCGGCCTGGGTCAGGTCGGCCTGTATGGCCAGCAGGTAGTCCTTCTCGCTCAGCGTACGATCCAGCGCAAAGATCGCCTGGTCAAAGCGCTGCGTGTCGGCGTCGATCGTGACCGTGATACCTTGCCGTAACCGATTCGTGACCTGCTCGATCTCGGTTGCCGTCTGGTTTAGGGTCTGACGGATGCTCTCACGGGCGGAGACAGCGGTCTGCGCCGCGGTCTGATGGGCGCGGGCCTCGCCTTCCAGTGCCTGCCGCAGCAGATCTTCGGAGGTGCGGATCTGGCCGATGGCCTGATTGACCTGCTGCTTGCCAACCACCGCGGTCTGATCAGCCTCGCGGGCTTTCTGCGCACTCTCGGCGCGCAAGGCTTCGGCCTGCCGCTGCAGTTGTACCGCGCTGGCATACTCCCTCCGCCGGTAGGCATCACGCGCTTGCGCTTCGAGGGCGGTGGCTTGCGTCGCCGCCTGTTCGGACTGACGCCGGGCCTCAGTGCTGCGCCGGGCTTCGCTGGCCTGGCTGCTGGCGACCTGCGCCGCGAGATCCAGCGCCTTCTGCGCGAACTGGCGCGACTGCTCAAACTCACCGGCCGCGAGTTGCGCCCGGGCGGCGGCCTGATACTGGGCGATCTGCGCCTTGCGATCCTCCAGCGCCTGGAACTCGCTCATGCCCTGGCGGAGGATCTCGCGGATGCGCTCCTCGGTGCTGAGCGAGAGCAGCCGCTTCTGCTCCTCGATGCGCTGGATCTCGGACAGGTGCCGATTGGCCTCGGCGTTCAGGGCATCGATGTGCTGGCGGTACTCGGCCGCGGCCACCAGCAGCGTCTGCCGCCGTGTCGCCAGGATCTCATTCTCGACCCGCTGCACATTGGCTTCGCGTTCGGCTTCGGTCGCGCCGTGTCGACGCGCCGCTTCGAGCCGGGCCAGCGACTCCCGATCGAGCAGCGCCAGCGTGTCGGTGGTCGCTTGGTGACGCAGCCGGGTCTGCTCGGCCAGGGCGTCGGTCAGCAGTTGGGTCGATCGGGTAAGCCGGAAAGCTTCCGACTGGCGGGCCGTCTCCAGCGCGGCCTGTTCCTCTTGATAGCGGGCCTGGACCGCGGCCACCTGCTGTTGCAGCGTGCTCTCGACGACGGCGGTCAGCGCGCGATAGCCTTCCGCCATCTTCGCCGTGGCCTCACTCGCCGTCTGGCTCGCCTGCGTGGCCGCCTGCTCGACCGCGGTCAGGCGGGCCTTCAGCTTATCCAAGGCGGCATGCACCGCTTCGGCCCCGCGTCCGACCGCTTCCTGGGTTCCTTGCCGGACCGCTGCCAAGCGTCGGGTGATCTCCTCGGCGGTCGCCGCGGCGGTGGTCATCGCGGTCTGCACGGCCGCCGTGCCCTTCGTGGCGTCGGCGACCATCTCCCCGAAAATGCGGTTCATCTCGGCCAAGCGCGCCTGATGGCGCCGGGTCGCCTCACTGATGCGATCGTCCGTGAACAGGGCGGCAAATACCTCCCAGCGGTACTGCAGTTGCTCCACGCCCTTGAGGAGCAGTTCCACCATGGCGATGCCGGCCCGGCGCACGACGACAAACTGCTCCGAGAGCCAGGTGCCGATTTCCCAGCCAACGAGGAAGGCGCCCAGCGTGGCGAACGCGGTGCGGAGCGCACCGAGCGAGGCGATGGCGGCAGAGATGGACTGGTTCACCGTGAGCCAAGCGGCGGCACTGGCATGCGCGGCGGTGACGGCCGCGACGCCGACCATCTGCCAGGCAGTGATCAGCGCCGGGATCAGCCGGTAGATCAGCATCGCCAGCCCGACTTCGGCGAGGCGTTTGAGCCACGCCATGACCGTGTCGAGATGCTCGCTGAGCACGGTCAGTGCCGCGGCAAGTGAACGCGTGAACCCGGTGGCGGTGTCGACCTGATTCAGCCATTGGCCGAACGCATTGCCGAGCCGCTGGAAGGCCTGACTGACCGTCTGCGGCAGCTGCGCGTACTCTGCGGCCAGCGTGTCCTTCTGGCTCATCAAAGCCTGCACCACCACCTCGGCCGTCAGGCGGCCTTCCTCGGCGAGTTTGCGTAGCCGCCCGATCGGTACGTTCAGTCCGTCCGCCAGCGCCTGCGCCAGACGTGGGCTGTTCTCGACGACCGAGTTGAACTCCTCGCCACGGAGCACGCCCGCAGCCAGGGCCTGGCCGAACTGCAGCAGCGCGGCCTGGGCTTCGGCGGTCGACGCACCGGAAATCCGCAACGCCTGCGAGATGCTCTCAGTCAGCGCCAGCGCGTCTTGCTGCTCCAGCCCGAGTCCGCGGACGGCTTTCTGCAGCTTGCCGTAAAGGGTGGCGGTCTCCTGCAGCGGGACGCCGATGCGCTGGGCAATGGCGAACAGCTCGCGCTGCGCGACTGAAAACTCGCGTTGCCCCGCGGTGGCCAGCTTGAGCCGCGCCGCCATCTGGTTCCAGGCGTCGGCAATTTGCACGATCTCCTGCGCCTTACCGGCCGCCCAACCGATGGTCAGGAAGGCGAGCAGTTGGCCTTTGGCCCGCTTGATCTGATCGCCGAAGGCCGACATCCCCGCCTTGACCTCCGCTACACCCGCAGAGGCCTTCTCGCCGGCGGTCTTGGCGGAAGTTGCCAGTTCACCCAGGCTGCGCTCGGCCGAACGCAGGGCACGCTTCAGCCCCTCGTCCGAGCCCTCCAAGGCGACGAGGATGCTGATGCGGTTGGGGGGCATTAGGGGTTTGAGGCTAGCCTGTGATGGCGCGAGGTGGGTAATCTACTCGGGCGATACCGGTGAACGGCAAGGCAGGAATTTATCTCGTGGGAGGTTCAAATGTCCGTGTTTCGTAGGGAGCAGAATCAGGTCCACAGCATGCAAGGCAACCACATAGCCGGGGTGGCGACCCCCACCCGCGGCGCACGACAGGTTGAAATGTGGTACGGACGCATGGACGCCAATTCCGCGACTCCGCCACACAGCCACGACACCGAGGAGGTGGTCTTGTTCCTGAAGGGAAGTGGGCGCGCCACGGTAGCTGATCGTGAAATACGCTACCAGGAGGGGGATACCCTGATCCTCCCGCCGGCTCAGGTTCACCAGATCTTCGCCGAAACCGAAAGCGAGTTCGTGAGCGCCATGCCCATCGGTGGCACGGTAAGACTACCTGACGGCATGGCAATGGACCTGCCTTGGCGCAAATAAGTCCGAGAAGGGATATCGGCGGCGCCTGGGGCACGCCACGCTGCCATGCCGGCCTTGACCTCGGCCACGCCCGCCGAGGCCTTCTCCCCGGCGGTCTTGGCCGAAACCGCCAGTTCGCCGAGGCTGCGCTCAGCCGAGCTCAGGGCGCGCTCCAGCCCCTCGTCCGAACCTTCGAGAGCGACGAGGATGCTGATGCGATTGGGGGGCATAGGAAACGGTGAGTCCTGGGTTAGCTACGCGAATACCTCTGGATCGTCTCCGCTGAAGAGTCCTCCGAGTCGGGGTCTCGGATGATGATCGCGGTCACGCTTCCGCGGAGGCTCTGCTCCAGCACCGGGTCGGCCCCGAGCTGCAGTATGAGAAAGTCAGTGAAGTCGTGCTGATCGAAGTTCGTGCACAGGACGAAGAAGAAGACAACGTCGTCGATAGTCTCGCCCTCATGCGACGTTGTCATAACGTAGCGCGCCTCCCACTCCGGCCCCTCTGGGTCGAGCCCGAGGTCAACGAAGGCGCAATCTACGGCCAGGTGCCACCGTTCACAGGTTTGGCCAGCACAGACGGCGTAGCGACACCCCGCGGCGAGCAGATCTTGTGCGAGCTGTGCACGATCGCTTTGCGTCCAGTCGCCGCTCATGTCCCAGATGAGGCATGGAAACAATCGGTCCTGGAACGGGGTACGGAGCCGTGCGCCCCGATCAAGCACCGCGATGTGGTAGTTGCGACCATCGCGATGAAGGAACGGCGCCACGGTGATCTCCTCTGGTAACGGCTTAGCGATTACCTGTTGTATGAAGCGCCGTTAGCTGCATCACCTTGTTCGGCGACGTCAAGCATCGGAACCCAGCGTTGCCACAGGCCGAGCGCCCCAGCAAGGTATACGCTTTGTGCCAAGCCCGGCAAGCTATCTCGAGCCCGCCTCGACCGATTTGAATCAGGCCGGTCACATAAGCCGCCGAATAGATTGCTCGATCGCTCCCACCATCCGCGGCACCCGCCCCGCTACCACCCGCGCCACGTCCAGCCGCTTCCTGAGCACCACCTTCGGGACCAGCACCGCGATCGGGATATCGGCACCGCGCTTCAGCCGGTCAATGGCCTCGGCCTTGCGGTAGCGACGCTTGAACCCGGCCAGCGGCCGATCATGTTCCCGAATGTTCTCCGCCATCAGCACCACATGCCCCTTGGCGTTCCGAACGAAGTAGGCGTTGCCCCCCCGCATCAGTTCGGCGATCTGCGCCTTGAAGCGCTTGCGCCCGACCCGGCCATGGAGCGGGATCAGCATGCGGCCGTTGATCGTGCCACCGGACTCGTGAATCCCGGACCACGGAATGCGCGAGCCGACGTGCAACGTTGGCAGTCGGGTCGGGTCGTTCGCGAGCACCCGCGTGGAGAAGCTCTTCAGGAAGGATTTCCGAACGACCGCCATCCGCCCATTAGCGTGTCGACGGACCTCCTCGCGGAGTTCCGCAGCCTCGGTGGCCATGGCGCGCTGCACGGCAGTTCGCACCTTGGCCCGGTATTCGCCACCCCAGCGCCGCAGCTGCGCCTGCGCCGCGGCACTGTCGATCCGCACGCTGATCTTCATGATTGATCGGTGGCCCGGCCTAACCGATCGAGCATCCGCTCGAGGTGCTTCGGCTCACTACGCGTACCGATGGCGATCAGCGACAACAGGCGCGCATCGCCCTCGGCCTCACGGCGCTCCACTGCCGCCAGAAACCCCCGCAGCTGCGGCAGCGTGTAATCCAGGATATCCGGCAACCGATGTCCGCAGCTGATCAGCCGCTGGACGGCGTCGAACCAACCGGTTCCGGCGCTGGCTGTCCCGCGATCAGACCCTTGGGGAACAGTCCGTCGAGCTTCGGGATGACCGTCCGGGTAAAAAAATCGGCATTCACCTCCAGCACCCTGGCGGCCAGGAGGATGGCTTCATCGGCCGCCAGCTCATCGACCCAGGCGCGCGGCTTCCCGGTCGCAATCGCCAATGCCGCCAGCAGATCGTCGCCGCGCATCCCGAGCAACGCCAGCCAGTCGATCTCCGGCGCGGTGAGCTTCTGCAGAATCGGCCCGACCGCGCGCAGGAACGCCGGCAACTGACCGACCTTCAGCGGCTGCAGCGTCAGCGTGTCCCCGCCGATCGTGAGTTCAACCACCGGTGGCACCAATACCTCCAGTTCATTCCTTTCCATTTATCTGCCTCACGCTTCATTCGTCGACAACGCGCCCGAGACGCGCAATTGCACCCGCCGTACATTCGCTGGCGGTCCGATCCGGTAGCACCGGCGCGCGCCCAGAAACCGGTTCTTCGCCAGGCGCCGGATGCTCACCGCATCACCCTGATTGCCGCCCAGGACGTGATAGGTGCCGCGGCCCTCCCCGACGTACAGCCCCACGTGACCGCCACCCTCGCGCGAGAACACCAGCACGTCGCCGAGTTCCGGAATCTGGACCGCAGTGCCCCAGTTCAGCCAGTTCCGCGCCCACAGCGGCTTGTCCGGCAATGGATTCCCGGCACGGTGCGCCACCGTCGCCAGGAACAGGCCGCACCAGGGAACGCAGTCCGCGCCGTATCCCCCGATACCACATTCACCCGCCCAATTCATGATTGCCGGGTTGTTGGCGGGACCTGCCTTTTCTACGGTGCCGTAGAGTTTCAATGCCTCCACCAGCATCCGCGGCCCCGGCTCCTGGGCCAGCCAGGCATATTGCTCGGGGAGCTTGGCCATCGTCTTACAAGTGGACGATTTTTCCGTACTGCCCAAGCACCGCATCCTGCGGTTTGGTCGGATCCGCGAGCAGCGAGCCTTCCAGCTCGAACTTGTTGTAGTCGTCCGAGATGAACGAGATCTCCTTCAGCGGATCGAAGGCGATCCGATACAACTCGACCAGCACCTTGGCATTGCTAGCCGCGGTGTTGATGCCTTCCAGCCGCAGATACCGTTCCGGCAACGGCTGGGTGAAGATGCCGATCTCGGTGGCCACCCCAAACGCGTAGCTGGCCTTGAACGGCGGCGTGTGACCAAGGACGTCCAGAAATTGGACGGCCCCGAAATCGGTATCGGCGGTGAAGTGGGTACCCAGCGTCAACGTCGCGGGCGTCCCGGCGGAATCCGTGATCACCAGGGACGAGACCTTGGGATGGGCCAGGAAGTACCGATCGCCCACCACCGGCGTCGCGCCACCGATGGGCTCCGCGGTCACGGTACCGGTCGTGCCCGTGACATGGTTGCCGTACAGCGCCAGGGCCAGGTTCTCCTTGGTGAACTCCTCGATGGTCAGGGTCACCGAAGCGGACTTTTGCTTGACCATCCGATGGTCCAGCGAGCGTTGACCGGTCTGGCTTTCGTAGTGCTCCAAGACATCGGTTTTCAAGGCCAGTTTCAACTCGGCCACATTGCCGGGCGAGCGGACTTCGATCGGGAGGCCGGCGTCATCGCGTTTGCCGAGGAAGACGCGGCCTTGGAAGGAGGCGTAGGTGCTCATGTTTGGGGCTCCTGTCGTGGGTAAGAGTTCGAGCGGGATTTGGGTTTCGGTTCGGGGTCAGGCTCAGCGGGGACGGGCGGAGGCAGTTCAGGCTCCGGCTGGGCGACCCCCTGGGCGATCAGCCAGTCGGCAGTGTACGATTCCACGTCCAATGCCTCGCCGGGCGCATGCAAGCGACCCGCATGCGTGTGCGGGCAGTTCAGAATCAATCGGGTCATGGGGCTATCCAGGCTGGGAGAGATCGGATTGCAGCGTCCGGTAGGTGATCCGGTACCGGGCCGGAATCGCGCAGGCGGTGGCGTCGGCATCCTCGAGGTCCCATTCGGTATCGAGTTCCTTGAGGCCCAGCGCCAGACCGCTGAAGTTCACATCGGCAAACAGCACGCGGTGCGCTGCGACGAGGAGACGATCCGCCACGGTTGCCCCTTCATCGCCGCGCGCCAACGCGGTCAAACGAACGGTCAATTCCCGGGTCACGCGGTCATTCGCTCGTTCCGTGATCGCGTCGCTCTCCGGGAACAGCAATAAGGCCGGTGACTGTTCGCGGGGCAGGGCCAGCGTCGGTGAACGCACGAGGCTTGCACCTTCGGCCGCGGCGACGGGCGTCAGCGCCGCCATCAGGGCCTGCAGCAGTTGTTCGCGGAGGGACGCAGTCAAGGGAGATTCTCTGCGAAGGTCGTTTCCACAATTTCCGGGGACAAGGCTGTGGACAACCTTTGGAGGGTGGCATCAACCCCCGGTCAGGGCGCCATTTCACCCCGCTGACTCATTTCTGGTCGGTTACAGTCGGGTCAGTGTCGCCCGCTTTTCCGTACCGTCGCCCACCACTCGGACGTCTCTGACCCGGTAAGCCTGGCCGTCGATGGTGACGGTATGGCCGGCGGCCAAGCCGACGAACACGCTCGTTGGATAGCGGATCGCGTAGTCGGTCGAAAGTCCCAAGCCATCCAGCACGGTCTCATCGGGCGCACGAAACTCGACCGCGGCCGTCTCCGGCTCCACGCCTTCCTCGGCCACCCAGACTGCGGTCTCCAAGAACCCCGCCCGCGCCGCGGCGGCATACAGCCGTTCGAGCATCACGCCGCCGTGAGCTTGACCAACACGCCCGGTCGATGACACATCGGCAGCGGATTGGACTGAGTGTGCAGATCCGTGCCCCGTTCGAACTTGCGCGGTTCCTGTTTCGCGTAGAGCACCTGGCCCAGGGTATTGGCGGTCTCGTTGAAGTCCGCGGGGGCGAAGTAGGTGCTGAAGGCATCCACCGTGCCGAGCGGAAACACATGCGCTTCGCCCGCGGCAATGAAGCGACGGGTCACGCCGTTCACGTCGGTGGCCTGGCCCCGGTACTCCTCGAACGTGAGGCCACCGTAGGTGAACCCGGCGCGCATGTCGTTGATCAGCACTGCGCCCTGTTGCCAGTAGGTGAACGCATCCTTGACCTTGGGATGGTCGGTCAGGGCATCGTAGAACTCCGGCGAGCAGAGCACATGGGCCGCGGTCATGAACTCACCCTTGAGGTGGTCCTCGAGGTGCCGCAAGACGTCGGCGCACTTCTTCTTGACGTTGCTGTTGGCATTGGCGAGATCGAAGCCGATCACTGCCGGGGTGATGTCGAACTCATCGAACAGGTCGTAGATCACCGAGCCATCGGCATCCAGGATCACGCCTTTCAGGGCACCCATGCGGAGGTGCTCCAGGGTGATCGCATGCTTGTTGCGCATGGTTTCCAAATGCCGGGCCATGACCCCCGCGATCGATTCCATCTCGGTCTCCGAACCGAAGGCCCGAATGCCTTGAACTTCCTCCGGCAACACCACGTCGTCGTGGGGAATGTGCGGGATCACGAACGAGCGCACGGTGCGCTTGCCGCGGGTACCGACGGTGCCGGGCGAGCCGGGCGGCAACGCGGGAAGCAGGTTCAGTACGCCGGCCTGCTCCTCGACGATGATCTGGCGCGTGCGGACCGGTCGGGCCGGAAACAGGTTCAGCGCCTCCATGCGGCCATAGCGGTTCGGGATGATATTGATGGCCGCGGACAGCGCCGCCATCGAGAACGCGGGATTGTGGAACGGGTTGTTCATGCGAGGCTCCAGGCAGGAGAAAAGGATCAGGCCGACTGGCGGATCAGGATGCCGCGCCCTTCCAAGGCAGCGATCGCCGCGGCCTGCTGCGGGGCAGTGATACCATCGGGCCAGACGACGGCGTTGGAGGCCACAATGCCATGGCGGGCCAGCAGGATCGCGTCCGGGAACGCGGCACCCGTGGCATCGACCGGGTCGAGCAGAATGCCGGCTGGGACTTCCGAGCCATCGGTGGCATCCGGGTCGAAGCGCTTGATCTGGGTCGTCGCGGTGACGCGGCCAACCACCGCACCGAGTTCGAGGAGTTCGCCCAGGGCCACGGTGACCTGGTCGCGGGAGTAACGGAGCGTCTCCTCCTCGTATTTGAGGAGATCGCCGAGGTTCAGGGGTTCGCGAATGGCGGGCATGGATTCAGCTCCCAAAAATGACTGACAAGGCGGATGGGTTACTGGCCGATCATGCGGCGCACGGCCCGCATCAACGGGCCGTGTTCCGGCGAGACGGCCCGGGCGGCGGCATCGGGATGCAGGCGCGAGGCGATCTCGGGACTGTCGGCGCGGACCGCCAACAAAACGCGGCGCACCTGCTCCGGCGCCGCACCTTCGGCGAGGAAGCCAAGGATGCGGTCGGACTGTCCGGCCAGTTGGCAGAGTTCGGCGATGGCCAAGGCTTCGGCGCGGGCGTCCACTGGATCTAGGGCAGCGGATGCGTTCGCCGCAGGCGCCTCGGCAGACGTAGGCGCCGGTCCTGGCGTCTCAGTGGTTTGCCGCGCATCCTCCAGCGTGCTGCGCTCCGGATCTTCCGGACCGGGCGTCGCTTCGTGTTCTGCGGTATCGGGCAATTCAGGGGCATTCATCGTGAGCGTCTCCAGGACAGGGGAAGAAGCAATCAGTCGGGATTCGGGTTGGCGGGTAAGGCGCGGCGGCGCCAGCCAATCGGTCAGTTCCAGCAGCGCGGTGTCGAGACTGCCTGCGGCATCGGCCAGTCCGGATTCGACGGCCTCGGGACCGAAGAACAGCCCCGCTTCCGTGGCGCGCACAGCGTCCTCGCTCAGGCGGCGCATCCCATCCACATGCGTCACGAACAGGCCATACAGCCGATCGACTTCGGCCTGCAGCCGCGCGGCCGCGGCGTCACTCAAGGGGGCGTGCGGGGAAAAGTCGTTCTTGCGCTCGCCGGCATGGATGGCCGTGAAGCGGTTGCCGTCCTGGGCATCACGAAGGGACTGGTCGACATGCAGGGCGATCACCCCGATCGAACCCACCCCGCCGGTGCGGCTGACGAGCAGGCGCGAGGCGCCGCAGGCGATGGCATAGGCGGCCGAGAACGCGGAGTCGGCGGCGACCGCCCAGACCGGCTTCAGCGTGCTGGCCTGACGGATACGCTCGCCGAGTTCGAAGGCGCCACCGGCCTCGCCGCCTGGGGAATCCACGTCCAGCATAATGCCCTGGACGACCGGATCGGCCAGCGCCTGGTCCAGTTGGCGGCCGATGTCGGTATAGCTGGTCAGGCCCGAGGCCGGATCGATCGCGAGACTCCGGCGCACCAGGGAGCCGTGCACCTGAATCACGGCGATGCCCGGAGCGCCTTCGCTCTGAGCCCTGGGTGCCGGCATCGGGACCGGCGCCTGAGCCACCGGCCAGCCCACTCGGTCGCCGAGCACCGCCAGAATCGTGTCCAGCTTGGCGCGCTGGATCAGCAGCGGCGTGTTGTAGAGCCGCGTGGCGAGGTGGGGTAGCATCATGGGCAGGCGTTCCATCCGCTGAGGACAGGAGCAATGTTCGGTTTCGATGTACGACGGCGCGCTGACCGCGACCGGTGCCTGCTGCGTGTGGCCACTCCGGGCGATGCAGGGGCACGACCAAGAACCGCACCCTGGTGGTCACCGGCGCTGTGCTGATCGTTGTCGGTCTACTGTGGTCCTGGCTGACGCAGTTTCCCTTTGGCCGCTTGCCGGGTGACCTGCGTTTCGGCCGGGGTGGGTTGGTGTTCTATTTCCCGATCACGACCGGTATCGTGTTGTCCCTGGCAATTTCGCTGCTGCTGTGGCTGATCCGTCGCTAGCCACCGCCCCATCGTTGCAAGAATCCGGCTCCGCGATGCAACCCGAACCGCTCATCACCGACATCACCCATGTCATCCGGCTCGCCGTGGCACCGGTGTTCCTGCTCACAGCCATCGGCACGTTCATTTCGGTCTTGACGCAACGCCTCGGTCGGGTGGTTGATCGCAGCCGCTGGCTGGAGCAGCACCTGAGCGGCGACGCCGACCACGACGCGCCGCTGCACCGCGAACTGTGTCTACTGTCGCGCCGCATGGGGTGGACGCAAGCCGCCATCGTGCTCGCCGCACTGTCAGCCCTGTCGGTGTGCTTATTGATCGCATGCGCCTTCATCGGCGCCTTCGTCTCCGTGGATCTGTCAAAGACCCTGGGGGTGCTGTTTATCCTGGCGATGCTGGCGTTGATCGCCTGCCTGTTGGTGTTTCTGCGGGAGATCTTCCTGTCCGTGCGGTATAGCCGCGAGACGATGCGCTAAGCGGACGGCGCGCCGTTCTCAGCGCCAGAGATTTCAGCAGGCTGCGCTGCCCCGGTCTTGGCGACCTTGCGCGGATCGGCATCGAGCACCAGCCCGAGGGCATCGGCCCGGGCGTTGTCGGCGGCGATTTCCCGATCGACGTCCTCGGCGTCGTAGCCGAACGACGAGATGGCTTCCGACCGGCTCATCAGCCCGGAGCGGATGGCGAGTTGCAGCGCCTTGAACTCCTTCTCGGGGTCGACCCACTGCCAGCCCTGCGGGATCCACTTGCAGGCGAGGTAACCGCGCCGTCGTGCCGCACCACCGCGGGCAAAGCCCGGCATCTTCAGAGCGCCTTCCAACACCGCCTGTTCCATCCACGCCTGCCAGATCGGTCGGCAGAGTTGGTGGACGATGACGCCGTGCTGCAGCGCTTCCACCCGGCGCCGGAACTCGAGGAGCCCGGCCCGGATCGAGGAGTAGTTGACCTGGGTCAGGTCGCCGGTGAGTTGTTCGTAGGTCACGCCCATGGCCGCGGCCACGGCGCGGAACTGCATGCGCAGGAAGTCCGAGTACGAGCCACCGACATCGGCCGGCTGCGAGAAGCGGACGTCCTCGCCCGGCTCCAGGATCTGCAGGGTGCCCGGTTCCAGACCCGCCAGGGCCACGCCGTTCTGATCAGCGGCGCCTTCGCCCATCAGGTGGTCTTCGGGCCCGAGGCGCGTGATGAAGCCCGCGAACATGGCCGCGGTTTTCTTCCGGACCAGTTCCGCGTCGTCGTACTGATCCAGTTCCTGCAGCTTGACCAACGCGCGGGCCAGCCAGGGCTCACCACGGATCTGCCCGGGCCGCAGGGGGCGGAACAGATGCAGGAGCTCATCGGCCTTGATCCGCACCGTCTGCAGCCCACCGCTGCCCGACATCGGTGCGAACACGCCGTCCTCCGGGTGCGAGCGGTACAGGTGATACGCGACCCGCCGACCCAGGCCATCGAACTCGATGCCGGCGCGGATCACGTTGCCGTTCTCGGCCTGGGTATTGAGCGTGACCGGTAGATGCTCCGGTTCCAGTACCTGGAGCTGCAGCGCGACCGGCAACCCATCTTCGGGCCGTCGGTAGCGCAACCGCACCAGCGCCTCGCCGCCTTCCAGCATCGCGCGACAGGTCAGGGCCTGGAGCCCATAGAAGTCCGTCAGACCTGCCGCATCGGCGGTATCGGTCCAATCGCTCCACAGAGCCTGGATAGTCTCCCGGAGGGCTGCATCCGAGACCAGCGACTGCGGCTTGATGCCGGTGCCGATGGCATTGGCGACATAGGACTCCAGGGCGGCATGGGCCCAGGTGTTGCGCCGGACCAGATCGCGGCTCCTGGCCCGCAGTTCGGTCTGCGTCGTCAGCAGGGCGGCGATGGCACCGGGATTGGCCACCTGCCACGCCAGCATCCTTCGGCCGAAGCCGGTCCCGTCATAGATCGGTGTCCCGCCCAGCAGCGAGCGAGTCACCCGTTGCCACCAGCCCATCAGAAACCCTTCGCCGTCGTCACGCGGATCTGCCGCACCAGTGGCTTACCGGTGCCGGCGTCCGCTTGTTCCTTGGCCAACGCCGCCTCGACCTCCCGGATCGCCGCGCGCAGTTCCTCCACCGAGCGGTACTCCACCGTCCTGTCGGCAAAGGTCACCCGGCGTTCGCCCGTGGCCAGCGCCTGGCGCAGGGCATCAAGTTGTTCGGTGGTGTAGGACATCGGGCTCTCGTTAGGACAGCCAGCGGCTCTTGATGACCCGCCGGCCGGATTTCACGGCACCAGAAACAGCGAGGCCACCGCGGTGGGTGGCCTCATCGGGATCAATCGGTGTCAGGGGCAACGGTGGCGGAGCCGTGGCCTGATCCAGTCCCAACTGCCGCTCCAATTCGCGCCAGTGGCGTTCCTCGAAGCGGTCCAGACCCGCGGCGGCCGCCGCCGCACGACTATAAATCGCCGCATCCAAACCCTCGTTCCTCTCTCGCACCTTCTGCCATTCCCGGACCGGGAAGCCCTGGCGGTTGCGGCGGGTGATCAATTGCTCCGCGCACAGCTGCTGGATGAACTCGGCGTCGACCTTGGGCAGATGCACGTAGCCGGGCGCGTAGACCAGGGTCGTGCCATCCGCCGCCACCTCCGCGGTCTTGCGCAGGTTGTTGTAGAACTCGAGCTTCGCCAGACCCACCGCGACCGAGAACACCTTCACGCCGCGCCGGAGCTTGCGGCCATTCACGGTGACATCCACTGCGGTCGGCGTGCCGATCAGCGCCGCCCCGCGCGCCACGCCCTTCACGGCCATGACGCGGCTGTCCTTCACTTTCCGCACGAAGGCATAGGCTTCCTGGGTGGCAAAGCCGGTATCCAGCGCGAGTCGGACCAACGGCAACAGCGCCCCCGAGGCGTGGGTCCAGGTCTCGTGCAGCAGCCCAGCGAGTTGCTGCCAGACCGCCTCGCGCGCGGTGTCCCCCATCAATACCCGGTGTTCGATCAGCCAGGACTCCTTGCCGCGGCCGAACGCCCACACCGACGCTTCGATGCGATCCTTCTGCACGTCGGCGCCGGCGACCAAGAGGAGCCCACCCAGGGGTACGGAGCCGATCGGGTAGTCTTCCCGCCGCTCGACCAGCCGCTGCCAGTCCGGGGCTTCGCCTTCCTCAACCCAGGTCTCGCCGAGTTCGGTGTTCTTGAAGGTCTTGATCGCCGCCGCGGAGCCGGATTCGAGACTGACCGCAGACTCCCAGGCCGCGGCAATCTCGCGCCAGCTACGCCAGCCGACCGGGCTGTAGAGTGACGACAGGTGGAAGCCCGCCGTCTTGCTGCCGTTCTCCGGAGCCAGGGCGTGCCACTCGCCGGCTTCGAGCATGGCGGTCTTGTGGTGCTCCGGGATCGGTGTGTCGCAGGCTTCGCAGACGTAGGCGGCTGTTTCCGGCCGGCCCTTGTGCCACCGCAGTTGCTCAAAACGCAGATACTGTCTTTTGGAACAGTACGGGCACGGCAGAAAGAAACGCCGCTGGTCCGAAGCCTCGTATTCCCGCTCGATCGCCGAGGCGCCGGCAATCGTGGGCGTCGAGACGATGAAGATCTTGCGCCGGGCAAAGGTGCGCGTGCGGGCTTCCGCCAGCGAGATGGCATCGCCCTCGCCGTCGACGTCCAGCGGGTAGCCGTCAACCTCATCCAGGAACAGATACCGCACCGGCATCGAGCGCAGACCCACCGCCGAGTTGGCGCCGGTCATCACCAGCACGCCGCCGCGGAACTCTTTCGCCAGGATGGTGTTGCCGGAGTCGCGGCTGCGCGGGGGCGCAATGCGTTCCGCCAAGACCTCGGATTCCTCGATCAATGGATCGATCCTTTGCTTGGAGTTGCGCTTGGCCATCTCCACGGTGGGCCACACCGCCATCATCGGTCCGGGCGCATGGTGGATGACGTACCCCATCCAACAGTTGGCACTTTCCGTCGCGCCCACCTGCGCGCCTTTCATGAACACCACCCGTTCCACCGGCGAGGTCGGTGACAGGCAGTCCATGATCTCCCGGAGATAGGGCGTGCGCTTGGTGCGCCAGCGTCCCGGTTCCGCCGAGGCCTTGCTGGACAGCATCCGATGGCGATCGGCCCACTCCGAGACGGTCAACAGCGGATCCGGGGTCAGACCTTCGCGCCACGCCCGTTCGATCTCCAGCGCGCCGTCGTAGTCGAACTCCATCGCTCAATCGACGCGCGGTCGCAGCTCACCGAGTTCCAGCAGGTGCTCCCGCACCGCGGTGTCCAGGGCGACATGCAAGGTGTGCGCATCAACGCCGAGCTGAGCCGCCAACGGTGCTGCGATCCGCGCCGGCCAGTTCAGCCAGGCATCGCGTTCCGACCGGGCCAGCTTGAACACCTGAGCAATGGCCTGCGAGCGGTCGACCAGGTCGCCCTTGAGCCGCGCCAGCCGGACCTTGCTGGTCTGGGCCTTCAGGACCTCGTTGGCGGTGCGGGCCTGCAGGAAGGTAGTGCCACCGGAGCTGAGGGTTTGCGTGAGCGGTGGTTCGCCGACGGTATCCCGAACAGTCTGCATCGCCTCATGCGGAACGGTGCGCGGCTGATTGCGCTGCTGGCTGGCGTCGGTGTGGCGTTGCCACTCGGCATCCGCTTTGGCCGGGTTGACGGTGCCATCCGTCTCGCGGCTGATCCGCCCGGTCTTGATCGCCTTGCGCACGGCCGCTTCCGACACGCCGCGGTGCCGGGCATAGGCGCGGATGGAAATCCCCACACAATCGTTCCCAAAACAGGCAGTTCAGGCGGCCGAAATGCTTGGCTTCTCCCGCGAGAAGCGCGTTCATCTCCCCACGCTCAACAACACGCCGGAGGCTACGACCATGAACACGCATCTCACCCTGACCAAGACCCAGAGCACGCTGCTGGAGCAAGCCCTGCAGCACCCCGCCGGCCACTTGCGCCTGCCGGAAACCCTGCGTGGCGGGGCTCGCCAGAAGGTCCTTGGCGCCCTCATCACGCAGGGTTTGATCTGCGGCAGTGGCAACGACTGGCACCTGACCACAACCGCTTACGCCGCCTTGGGACAGACGCCCCCTGAGCCCGAGGCCACTGACGCCGAGGCAGCGCCGACGGAAGCCGCGGCACCGGAACCCAACGACGTGGCCCCGCGCGCCCGCAAGACCCGCGACCACACCAAGCAGGCGACGGTGATCCAGTTGCTGCAACGCCCCGAGGGCGCCACCCTCGAGCAGCTGGTCGAGGCTACGGGATGGATGAAGCACACCATACGTGGGTGCCTCGCTGGAGCTCTCAAGAAAAAGCTCGGGCTGGCCGTCACCTCCGACAAGGTCGTGGGCGGCGAGCGGGTCTACTACGTCCGCTGAGTCTCAATCACCGGGGCGCGGGCCATGCCTGCGCCCCGCTGCCGAGAGCACGCATCATGAACACCAAGAAGATCGATCGCCTGGGCCACGAGTTGGGCCAGGCCGCCCTCCGCACCCTGGTGCGGCTGTGTCCCGAAGTGCGGACGACCTCGGACGAGCGCCTTGAAGCTGCCTGTGCCGCGATGCGGGCGGCCATTCCGGAGGCCGTCCAGGAACTGCTCGCCGACACGCAGGCCGCGCCCTGGCTGGCCGAAGTCGCGTTCACCAGCGCCGTGTTGACACTCGTCCACGCCGGAATCGCGGTGCTGCGGCCCGCGGCAGAAAGCTTGGCTTCTCCATCACACAGCGCGATGGTATCGCCATCCTGAATCACACCACGGAGAGGCCGCCATGAGCGAATACGCCACCTTGAATCTGGCCTTGAAGGCCCTGCGCGAGAACTTTATGGCCGGCGACCTGAGCGGGTTTGCCAGCCATCGGGAACTGGTCGAGGCCATTCGCACCATCGAGCACCGCCTGTTCGAGATCGTGCGCGACGCCGTCTGATCCGTGCCGCCAATCCCGAAGATCCGGAGACTGCCATGAATAACACGACCGCTATCCCCGCCAGCACCAACCTTGTATGGGGCTTTTGGGGTTCGATGAACGCCGACGCCGACGCCGACGCCGACGCCGCTTGGCCGCTGGCGATGACCGCCATCGCCGAGGCCACCGGCGAACCCTTGGATTCCGTCCACCTGTTCCTCGACAGCCGCCACGGCCGCCACTTCGCGGACGATGTGCGCAACCAGCTGTTCCGCGGCCGGCCGCTCCAAGCGGCGATCGACGCCGCCACCCGGCAGTGGATGGGTTGGACGATCGGACGCCAGACCAGCCGCGACTACGGCATCCCGGTGGGGCTCCCGTACCTCACTGGCTTCGTGGTGCACTGCGCCATCGAGGACGAGGCCTCGGCCACCTGAACCAGTCACCCGCTACCTTCCCCGGCGCACGCGCCAGCCCTCGAAGACGCGGCGCAGGAGGTAGCTCCGGGCCAGCGACACGCCGGTGAAGATCAGGCCGATCTGGGCGTTCTGCCCCAGGGTTACGGTCATATCGAACCAGGGGAACACCACGACCTGTGCCGCCAGCGCCACGCCATAGCCGACCAGGACGTTGGCGATCGATTCCACCAACGACATCCGGCGGGACTGTTTCATGTGAGCGCTCCCACCACGAGCAGCAGGCCCAACACGACCATCAGGGCGCCGACCGGGTCCTCCCGCTGCAGGAGATCCCACCCGAACAGGGCGGACACCACCCCGAGCAAGCATTCAGCGGCAGTGGCCATTGCGTCATGGGTCGCCAGTTCGGTAGCCGTCAGCATCACGTGCATGGGGCGGCCTCCGCGGCACTGGCCAAGTCATCAAACCGGACACCATCCCGTTCCCGCACCGCCGTCTTTCCGCTCCACTCTTGCCAGCGACGAATGATCACAGCGCAGTATTTCGGATCGAGTTCCATCAGCCGCGCCCGCCGGCCCGTTTTTTCCGCCGCGATCAGCGTCGTACCGGAGCCGCCGAAGGCATCCAGCACGCTGTCGCCCGGCCGGCTGGAGTTGCGCAATGCCCGTTCCACCAGTTCGACCGGCTTCATGGTGGGATGCAGGTCGTTCCGCGCCGGCTTCTTGATCTGCCACACGTCGCCCTGATCGCGGTCACCGCACCAGTGACGCTCGGCGCCCTCGGGCCAGCCGTACAAAATCGGTTCGTATTGGCGCTGGTAGTCAGCGCGGCCGAGCGTGAAGGTGTGCTTGGCCCAGATGATGAACGTTGACCAGTGGCCACCGGCCTCGCGGAACGCAGACTGCAGGGTGTCGAGTTCGCTGGACGACATGGCGATGTAAACGGCGCCGTCACACCGCGCCAAGGCTGGTGTCAGGGCGTCGACCAGAAACTGCCCGAACCCGGCGCCGAGGTTGTCATTCAGGATCGGCCGCTCCTTGCCGCGCAGCTTGTCCTTCGCCGAGTTGGCGTAATCGACATTGTAAGGTGGGTCTTGCCAGATCAAGGCCACCCGCTCGTCGCCGAGCAAGCGCCGATAGTCCGCCGCGCAGGTCGCATCCCCGCATAGCACGCGGTGCGGCCCCAAGAGCCACAGATCTCCCGGCTGCGATATCGGCTCTTCGGGTACCGGGGGTGCGGCATCGTCGTCTGTCTGGCCTGCGGTGGTACTTTCCTCTGGGGCCAGGAGTTCCAGCAACTCGTCGGCGCCGAAGCCGGTGAGCGACAGATCGAAGTCATCGAGGCGGAGTTCCTCCAGTTCGAGTCGCAGCAGTTCCTCATCCCATTCTGCCCAGGTCGCGGACCGGTTCGCGAGGAGCCGGAACGCCTTGATCTGTGCCGGCGTGAGATCGTCCGCCAGCACGACCGGGACTGTCGTCAGGCCCAGCTTCCGGGCGGCCTTCAGGCGCAGATGGCCATCGACCAAGCGCCCATCCGATTGGACGACACAGGGTATTCGAAAGCCGAACTCCTGGATGGCAGCGGCCATCTGGTCGACCGCGTGATCGTTCTTCCGCGGATTGCGGGCATACTCGACGATCCGTTCGACGGGCCAGTGTTCGAAGGTCAGGGCATTCATGCCGTCGCCTTGGCGCGTTCCGCGGCCACTTGGTCAAAGGTCTGCCCCGTGGCCACCAGCGTCACCGGCACCTCGGGGACGTTCTGCAGGAAGCGCTTGATGGCCACGTCGACGTACTCCGGCGCGATCTCGACGGCGCGCGCCACGCGGCCGGTCCGCTCCGTGGCGAGCAACGTACTCCCGGACCCGCCGAACGGTTCGTATACGAGGTCGCCGGGATCCGAGTACGCCTGCATCACGAACGCCGGCAGTCCCACCGGAAACACCGCCGGGTGATCGATGTCGCGGCCGATGGTGCCCTTGTGGCGCATGATGCGGATCACCGAGTCCGGGATCCGATGGTCCTGCGTCGGCTGACCGGCGTGGGTCCAGGCGTTGATGCTGCCATCGGGTTGCCGCATGGCACTGGACGAGCCATCGGCGCGCAGGTGCATTTCCTGGCCCGCATGTTTGCACGGCACCAGTTTGTGCGGCTTGCGGCTCACCCGATTGAAGTGGAAGATGAACTCGAAGCTCGGCGCGAAGCGTCCGGCCCAATCGCCCGGCATCCCCGGCCCCTGGTCCCAGACGTACCAGCCGAAGCGGCGCCAGCCCTGGGTGCGCATCCAGTCGAGCCAGCCGTTCCAGTACGGTTGGAATTCGTTGTCGCGGTGGATCAGGCCGAGGTTGACCAGCACCTGGCCGTCGGCGGTCAGCGGCAGCTGCGCGAACACGCCGCGCATCAGCGCATCCCAATCGCCGATGCCGCCGCCGGTGTAGTCGCGCTGATTGCCGTACGGCGGTGAGGTGAAGCACAGGCGGGCGTGGTCGTTCGCCATCAGGGCGGCGACGATGTCCGGGTCCGCGGCGTCGCCGCAGATCAGGCGGTGCGGACCGAGGGCCCAGACATCGCCGGGACGGGAGACCGGGACGACCGGAACATCGGGCACCTCATCGTCCGACTCATCGGGTGCGGCACCGTCAGCCTCGTCATCGTTGGCGGAGAGGTCGTCAGTCGCCAGCCAGCGTTCAAGCTCACTGTCATCAAAACCCGTGAGGGACAGATCGAAGTCCATCGCCGACAAATCTTCGAGTTCCAGCCGCAGCAGGTCCTCGTCCCACTCGGCCCAGGTCGCCGAGCGATTCGCCAATAGGCGAAAGGCCTTGATCTGGGCGTCGGTGAGGTTGTCCGCCAGGACCACCGGAACGGTGGTCAGACCCAGTTGCCGGGCGGCTTTCAACCGCAGATGCCCATCCACCAGTTCGCCGGTGCTCTTGGCGACTACTGGCAACCGAAAGCCGAACTCGCTGATCACCGCCGCCATCTGTGCGACGGCGTGATCGTTCTTGCGCGGATTGCGCGCATAGGCGATCAGCCTCTCGATCGGCCAGTGTTCGAGGATCAGCTCAGCAGACATTAGGGGCCTCGTCCAAAAAGAACGGCCCGTGCCGGTGTGGGTCAACCGGACACGGGCCGCGAGGGGAGCAGGAGGGTGGCAAAGACGTTGGGCGCTGCGCACCGGCCACGCACCGTTCAGTGCGCACTGGGCCAGGGTTTTTCAGGGAGCCAGACGCACGAAACCCGCGGCGGGCGCGGGTTTCAGGGAAGTCAGTCGGTCAGGGATGCGAACCGGACAACGCGAATGCGAACCCGGATTTTTGCGGAGACAGTAGCGCAATGCCGCGCTGCCGCCCCCCGTAGTACTCATTGGCCCGGAAGGACCCGCAAATACCCGCAATGGCCCGCATTGCCCTCGGCCCTCGCGGACCCTCAGGAGCCCGCATCAACCTGCAGTCACCCGCACGGGTTGGCAGACGCTGAAATTGGAAAGCGCTGGCAGTGGTTGGCATTGACCCGCAATGGCTGCGGGGTCGAAGTCGTTGGAGAGGGTCTCCGTCGCCTCGGTCATTGCTCTCCCGAGTGTGGCAGGAAGTCTACCAGAAAATCGGGAATGTGTTGCAAGCACTTTTTCAACGATTTCCGTAACTTACCCGCATTAACCCGCAAATACCCGCGGCACTCCGCAACGGTCTCGAAAATAATTTTTCGGTTTGGTTTAACCGGTTCAGAAAGCCCGGCTTACGGCTCAATGAGTCGGCAGAGCGCCGGTATCCGTCCGTTGGCAACCGCGCCGGCGTCAGGTTACAAGCGGCGGGCAGACCTACGCGCAGCACCCGCGCTGCTGC